TCCAAGTCTATTGAACTTACTCCTTGGGCGGAGAAGAAACTGAAAGAGTGGCCGGCAATTCTAATAAATATCAGGGCTTCACTACCTGCATCAACAGTGACAGAAGAAGTACTCTATGATTTGTATCTACACACGATTCAACTATGTCAGACGGAATTTACTCCTGTACCACCTGATTGGGACTTGTCCCTTGATGAGTGGTTGGAGACCACGACTTATACTATGGATCAGAAAGAATCTTTGAGGAATGAATTCGAAAAATCACCAGTGCTAAATAAAGAACACTATAAATGTAAATGTTTCTGTAAACCAGAAACTTATCCTGAATTCAAGCATCTCAGACCGATTAAGTCAAGGACGGACAGGTGGAAGGTAGAGGTTGGTCCTCTTTTCTCCGCTGTCAATACCGTTCTTTTCTCACATCCCTGCTTTGTTAAGAAAATACCCATACGAGATAGGCCTAAATATATCAAAGAGTTAGTAGATTTTTTAGGTTCAGGAGTTGATTGTACAGACTTTTCAACTTTTGAGGCTCATTTCATTACTGCATTTATGTACATTTTGGAATTTGTCTTCTACTCCTATGTCTTTTCATTGCATCCTAAGCATGATGAATTCATTTTTAAGGTCCGGAAGGTTCACACCGGTCCTCAGCACTTTAAATACAAGTTCTTTACAACTTCTCATGATGCGACGAGGGCATCTGGGGAGATGTGTACCAGTAGTGGAAATGGCTTTGCAAATTTCTGTTTGTTCATGTACATTGCACGAATCAAGGGAGCGTTTTATGCTCGGGGAGGTCATGAGGGAGACGATGGGATCACCTGTACCAAACCTGAGGCAGCTAGACCAAATGCGGCGGATTATGATAATCTGGGATGGATCTGTAAATCTTTTCCTGTGAAGAATTATTCTGAAGCTTCGTTTTGTGGTATAGTGTGCGACTCTGAAGATTTGATAAATGTTACGGACATTCAAAAAGCCGTTTGTGAGTTTGGTTGGACCACTGAAAAGTATGCTCACGCAAACAAAACCACCCTGTTAGCACTATTGAGAGCGAAAGGATTCTCAATGGTCTATCAGTATCCGGGATGTCCGATCCTCGACGCATTAGGTCATTATGCATTAAGAGTAACCGACACAGAAGCAGTACGTTTGAG